AGATTTAGGTTTTTCGTCAGAACGTTGCTTCGAGACCCAGCTCGACTCGGATACTCCTTTAGACTTAGACCGCTACTATTTCTCTCGAACAACGAGAGCTTTTCTAGTTGGCTTAGCGGTCTTTCTTTTCCTGATAGCCGTAAAGAGGAGTTGTTGCAGGCTTGGGTAGCCCTGCGGGGGCAACCACCAAGCAAGCGCCGTGCTTCCCATATTGATTCTTTTGTCAAATTGGAGGCCTACGGCGAGTTGAAGGAGGGGCGTATGATCAATTCCCGATCAGACTTCTTTAAGGTCTACTGCGGTCATCTAATCAAAAGAATTGAAGACGAAGTGTGTAAGCTTCCTTACTTCGCAAAGAAGATGACGCCGCAACAAAAACAAGAAAGAATTAAAAACATGCGAAGTGTCCTCTTGAAGATATACGAGAACGACTTTTCAGGTTTTGAGGGTAGTCTCGTATCGGAGTTTGTGGACGTCTGTGAGTGCGAGTTGTTTCGCTATATGCTGGAGCCTAATTATCCAGAGGCTGCCAAGGTTATTTGTGAGACAGACGCCGGTTTGAATCGCTGCAGGACTAAGTTGGGTTTGTTTCTCGCTATCTGGGGCCGAAGAATGTCTGGTGACATGTGGACATCCCTAGGTAACGGGTTTTCAAACCTTTGTTTGTGGATGTTTGCAGCGTGGCTCAAGGGAGGCCATCTTATTGATGGCTTGGTGGAAGGTGACGATGCTCTCGTTTCGATGGATGTGGATCTTGATGAGAAAGATTTCGAGAGACTCGGCTTCGTCACGAGGGGGATGCACCAGCTACAGGATCCCTGTGATGGTCACTTCTGCGGCATGATCTTCGGGCCGACAGGAGAGATCATCAAGGATCCTCGTAGTGTGTTACAGAAATTCGGTTGGACACATTCTTTTATTGGCGCTGGCCATAGGGTGATGGATTCGTTATTGCGGTGTAAGGCTTTGTCCTTAGCGTATGAGTTACCGTAGTGTCCAATTGCTGGTGCATTAGCGCGTGAAGCGATCAAGCTTACACAAGGTGTGTCACTAACTCATGTC